GCAGTTCTCTCCCCCCGACGTTTTCGCACGTCAGGGCCGGTTCAAGTCAACGGATCGCACCATGCCTGACCTGCTAAAACCCAATTCTGGCGATTCTGCTCCCCACAGCAAACCCCAGGACCGCGTCGAACGCCAAGAACAACGGCTGGAAAGTTTGCTGGATGCGTTTTGGGTGTCGGCGTTGGAAGGCGATCACAAATCCGGGGAGTTGTGCCGCCGGGTGTTGCAGCAGCAGGCTGATCTGTTCGGTTTGGCCGCGTTGATCGCTGCGCCGCCGGCCGACGATGGTGATGACGAACTTGCGAAGCTCCGCGCTCGCCGTTCCGGCTCGTAAGGGCTGCACCGAACCCCGCATCTTCACCCCGGCGTTGCAGGAGTTGACGCCGGACACGTCGTGGGGTTTCGAAGCAATCGACTTCATCGAAGGTGTTCTCGGCTGGGAACTTCTTCCGTGGCAAAAGTGGCTGTACATCCACGCCCTGGAGAAGTCGGCGGATCGCAAAGGTTTCCGGTTTCAGACAATCGTTGTGCTGATTGCACGTCAGCAGGGCAAGACTCACTGGCTTAAGGGCTTGGGTTTGTGGCGGCTGTATGTCGACGGTGCCAAGCAGGTGTTGATCTCGGCGCAGAACTTGGAGTTCGCAGAGACCACGCTGTCTGAAGCGGTGGACGAAGTGAAGAAGAACCCGCTGCTGATGGCTGAGTTTGAACGGTTCTCCCAGACGAACGGCAAGTTCAAGTTGGGGTTGTCGGATGGTCGGGAGTGGCGGGCAGCGGTGTCGACCCGTAAGGGTGGCCGATCGTTGTCGGTGGATCTCGCGTTGTTGGATGAGTTGCGCGAACATCAGAACTGGTTGGCGTGGAACGCTATAGTGCCGACGACGACGGCACGCCCCAGGTCGTTGGTGGTGGCCGCGTCAAACGCGGGTGATGCCACGTCGGTGGTGTTGCGTTCGTTGCGTGACGGCTGCGTTCAGCGCATCATCACCAAGGCCACGGACGACACACGCACCGGTTTGTTTGAGTGGTCGGTGCCCGATGATGCCGATCCGCTAGATCGGGAGTTCTGGCCGGTGGCGAATCCGGCGATGGGCTACCTGTTTGAAGAAGATTCGTTGGCCGGCCGCGCCGAAGCCATGTTTGACAACATGGCCGGGTTCAAGACTGAGCATCTGTGCCAATGGGTTGACGCCCTGGAGCCGGGTGTCATTCCGGTGGCGGATTGGATTGCCACCACCGACCCGGAGTCGAAACGCGCCGATGGCGCTGCGGTGTATGCGTCGGTGGATGTGAACTTCTCCCGCACTAAAGGCTATGTGGCTGTGGCTTCTCGCCGTGATGACGGGTTGTTGCATGTGGAAGTGGTGGCTGCGGAGCGTGGCACGGAGTGGATTGTGCCGTGGCTGACTGAACGCAAAGATCGCTTTGATGCGGTGGTGGTGCAGGCCCGGGGAGCGCCAGCGTCCGGGCTGATTGACCCGCTGAAAGAAGCCGGGATCGAAGTCATTGAGTTGGGCGGCTCGAATCTGACGAAGTGCTACGGGTACAGCTTTGATCTGATCGCGGAACACAAGCTGATGCACCGCCCGTCTCCGGTGTTGGATTCGGCTGCGGAGTCTGCTCGGGCGAAAGTTATCGGCGATTCGTGGGTCATTGATCGGAAGAACTCGCCGATAGATGCGAGCCCGTTGGTGGCGTGTTTCCAGGCTGCGTGGGGTGAGCAGATCCACGATCAAGTCAGCGTCTACGCCACATCGGACGTGCTGATCATTTAACTGTGATCTGGCCATCAACCCAGGCTTGTAGAAGTTCGCGCAGCACTTCCGACACGCTGGTGTGTTCTTGATCTGCTCGAGCTAACGCTGCGTCCCAGAGTTGATCTGAGACGCGAACGTTGCGGATAGTGGTGCCGCGGCTCACGCCGCGACCGCCACATTCTTAGCGGCCAAGCGAGCGGCCTGTTCGGCCACTGCGTAGTCCATCACGCGGGGAGCAACGTCAGGGTTGCTTCGGTAGTAATCATCGATCTCCAGAACGGAGTTGATGAACAGCGTCGCTGCTGTCCGGTTGACCGGGTATCCCTTGGCGACGGTCCAGGCGACGAACTTGGTGGCGATGGCGGTGGTGGGCTGGATGATCATTTGGTTTCTCCTTCGTTGTGGTGTGGTTACACCCTAACACAGTGTGGGGACACCCTGTCAACACTTTGACAAAATTAATTTTTCGGCGCGTCTAACTTGGAAAATAAAACCGCCCCGGCTGGTAGGCCGGGGCAGTCAAAGTCAGAGCCGATCACCCGAAGGTGACCAGGCCGTCCTTGTGCTGCCACGTCGTTGTGACCGCCGGCCGCATGTAGCCATCGGCTTGGGTGAACGTGCAAGTCCACGACCGGCCACCCTTGGCGACGCAGTCCGGGCAGGGCTTAACCGTTACCGGCTTGCCCCATCCGCGGATGATGAGTTCCGACTCGCCGCCGCACAGCAGCGGGCAGTCGATGGTGTACTCGGAAGAGAAGCTGGTGGCCATGTGGCCCCCCTTTCGTGTTACCGCCGGGTCGTTCCCGGCTGGTGTAGTTACACCTTAACATGGTGTACCTACACCCTGTCAACACTTTGACCAAACTAATTTTGAAGGGCGGTGACATGCGCCGGGAACGATTGATTAAGCAGGTTCTGCGGCAGCGTTTCGCCGTCACGCTGAAGGGCAACGAAGGAACCTTCGCTGGTGTGTTGACCGATTCCGATCCCACGACGTGGGTGTTTGAGCAATGTTCGACGATTCCGAAACAGCCCGGAGAAACCCCAGAGCCGATTACCGGGCGTGTCTTTGTTGACCGCCGCGAAGTCGCTTATCTTCAGGAGCTTTCGGCGTGATCTTGTCTAATGGCACGCAGCGCCCGTTGGCGCCGCAGGCGTTCGCGGAACTGTCGCCGCAGTTCTACAACAGCTACTTTGTGCCGCGTACCGGCATCGATCTTGAGACCACGTTCGCCACGTATGCGGAGTTGTATCGGCGTCAGCCGTGGGTAAACACTGTTGTTAACAAGATCGCGAATCTGATTGCCCGCCTAGGGTTACAGGTGTGGGACATGTCTGCCCCTACCGGCAAGATGCTGGATACCACTGGGCCGTATTCGAAGTTGATTGCGAATCCCAGCCCGTACATGGACAATCATTCGTTTTGGGCGTGGGTGGCGGCGACGATTGAAATCTTCGGCGAAACGTATCTGATCAAGATTCGTCAATCTGGCCGGGTGACCGGGTTTGCCCCGATGCATCCGGCCCAGGTGAAGATTCATCGCAATCAGGATGGCACTGTCACCTATCAGTTCCTGGGTCATCCGAATGAAGAGTTCGCCCAGGACGATGTGGTGCCGTTCCGATCGTTTGATCCGTTCGGGACGATGCGCGGCATGTCCCGGCTGGAACCGTTGCGGTCCACGCTGTTAAGTGAAGACTCTGCTCGGCGTGCCACAGCGTCGTGGTGGCGCAACATGGGCCGCCCGTCAATGGTGTTGCAGACCGATAAGAAACTCGGCCCTGATGGACGCCAGCGGGTCCAGGATGCGTTCCGTGCGGTAGCAGGTGGATCAAGCAATGCCGGCGGGATCATTGTGCTGGAAGATGATCTGAAAGCCACGCAGATGCAGTTGTCTGCCGAAGAGATGCAGTACATCGAATCCCGCAAGCTGAACCGCGAAGAAGTATGCGCGGTGTACGACATTCCGCCCGCAGCCGTCCACGTCCATGATCACAGTACCTACAGCAACGTGACCGAAATGATGAGGTCTGTTTACAGGGACTCCATGGCCCCGCGAATCGGGTTTATTGAGTCGGTGCTGGATTGGTATGTGGGTTCGGAGTTCAACGGAAATCGCAAAGCACAGTTTGCGGTGGCGGAAGTGTTGCGCGGCGATTTCGAAGCTCGAGCCGAAGCGATGGCGTCGCTGGTGCAAGCGGGTATCGCGAAACCCAGCGAAGCCCGCCCGTTCTTCGACTTTGATGATGCCGGCCCTATCGCCGATCAGTTGTATGCGAACTCTGCTATCCAGCCGTTGGGTTCGGTGAAGCCCACCAGTACAGCCCCGCATGAACCGTCCACGAATGTGGTGCCGTTTCCTGCCGCAAAGTATGTGCGGGATATCGGCGGTCTGATTGGGCGCGGGAAGTCAATTCAGGAAGCCGCAGCCGCGCTGTTGGATAAGCACCCCGCGGATCGGGATTCGATCCGTGCGGCGTGCGAACAGATCATTGAAAGGTCTTTGTGATGGATGTTGTGACGAAGAACGTCGAAGCCCAGGTGGCCCCGGTGATGGATTCCACCCACCCCAGTGGCGAGTTCGATGTGATCCTGTCCACGGACACGTTGGATCGTGATGGTGAGCGTCTGTATCTGGATGAGTGGAAGCAGCCGCTGCCGGATCACATCACCATCGATTCGGATCACGACATGTCGGTGGTGTCGACGGTGGGCTCGGGTCGACCGTTCATCAACGATGCCGGCCAGTTGCAGGTTCGTGGCACGTTCGCGTCGACCCCGCATGGGCAGAACGTTCGCACCCTGGTCAACGAAGGCCACATCAAAACCGTGTCGGTGGCGTTCCGGGTGGATAAGACACGCAAGGACGCGAAGCCGCAACGCGAACTGCTGAACGCCGGGTTCGTGGCGGTGCCGGCCAACCCGGATGCGGTGGTTCTCTCGAGCAAGACGGCGAAGAAGGACGGAATGATGTCGCATCAGCAGGCCATCCATGATGCTGCGGTGTCGTTGGGTGCGATGTGCGGTGCCTACAAGAACACCGACAACGTGGAAACGAAAGCGTTGTTGGATGACGAACTGGTTGATCCCGCCAAGATCCTGGCCGGTATCGATGCGATTCTGGATCAGGCCCAGGAACTGGTTCTGAATGTGGATCGCACCGTGCTGCCGCCGGAAGTGGCCCAGGCATTGGACATGCTGTTCGGTGTCAGCCCTGCCGTGGATGAACTGATGGAAACTTTGGGCATTTATGACCCGGATGATTCCGGCACCGAAGAAACTTCCAGCACTGCTGGATTGCCGATGGGCACTGTGATGGAGACCGCCGCCGCCGCGAAAGCCGCCGCCGCCGCCGATATCGCAAACGCCGCGGCGCTGCGGGCACGATCGCTCGCATTCCTTGTCACCAAGACAACTCAGCTCTGAAGGGAGCAACACACATATGAGCACCAAGGAAGGCTTGCGTCAGCAGGCCACCGAACTGGCGAACGAAGTCAAGGCTAAGTCCGTCGCGTTCGAGAAGGGCGAGATCAGCGCCGCTGATTTCTCGCAGGCAATGGACAACATCGAAGCGAAAAACGCCGACATCGAAACGGCCATGAAGTCCTACGACCGGGCGGCTCGTCTGTCGTCGGCGTCGGACATGGCGCCGGCGGATGTCGCACCGGTTGCCGATCAGCGCAACGTCGTAAAAGACGCTTTCGACCGCATCAAGTCCGCCGCCGCGGGCCGTGGCCGCGAGTCGGTCGGTTTCGAACTCGGATTCAAAGCGCAGGGCGTCACCGGCTTGATGGGTGATGCTGCTTCCGGCACCACCGCACCATCGGCACTGTCCGGGTACTTCCTGGGCGGCACCGCCGGTCCCGCGATCGCACCGGAGTTCATCCCGGGAATCGCGGAGTTGCGGTTCTACCCGAACCAGATCGCCCAGTTGTTCCCCAGCATGCCGGTCAGTTCACCGGTTGTCACCTACGTGCGTGAAGCAAGCTGGACGAACAATGCCGCGAAGGTGAAGGAAGGCGAGACCAAGCCGACTTCCACCAACAGCCTGACTCGGTACACGGAGCAGGTCGGCAAGATCGCCGCCTTGGCTCGCGTCACCGACGAGTTGATCGCCGACGCACCGTACTTCTGGTCGCTGATTCAGACCCGTCTGGCTCAGGGCGTTGTCCGCAAGGAAGAAGTGGAGTTGCTGGCTGGTTCCGGCGCTCCCGGCGTCAACGGTCTGCTGAACCGCACCACCGGGTTCACCGCACCGCAGACGATCACCGCTGTCAGCAACTTGGTGATCCCGGCTTCCGGTACCGCTGGTATCGGCGCTGGCACCGCCACGGTTAGCTCGGTCACCCCGGGCCGCGCAGTCGTCGGCACCGGCACTTCCGGTACCGCACCGACTGGTGTGCAGATCGCGGAAGGCATTCTCGCCGCGATCACCGACATCCGCACGCTCACCTTCTTTGAGCCGGATGCCATCGTGATGAACCCCACCGACTGGCTCACTGTGCGCCAGTCCAAGGACAGCGCCGGCCAGTACCTGGGCGGTTCGTTCTTCGGCTACAACTACGGCGGCGCCGTTGGTGAGCCGACAGGAGCCCTGGACAGCGGCATCACGCTGTGGGGCAAGCGGGTTGTGTCCACCCCGGCGATCCCGGCGGGCTACATCCTGGTGGGCGACTTCGCCGAAGGCGGCCAGGTGCTGCGTCTCGGCGGGTTGCAGGTCAACGTCGCGAACACCAACGGTTATGACTTTGAGCAGAACCTGTGGACCGCTCGCGCTGAAGAGCGTGTCGGGCTGCTGGTTGAGCGTCCCGAACTGTTCGAACTGATCGTTCTTCAGAACAAGGCGTAACCACCTTGTGGGGATGGGCATACCAGCCCTGCCCATCCCACACATCGTTTGTCGAAAGGGTAAGCAAATGGGTCACACGGAAAAGATTTCCGACTACGAGTTGGAGCGTGCCACCACGGTGGGCGCTGATGACGGCGGCGTCGACATCGATGTCGAGCAGCCGGTGCAAGAAACCGAAACCAAGGTTGTCGCGTCTGACTCGGATGGTGTCGTCACCAAGTGACAATCTCGGTCTCTGCTTCGCAGATGCCATCGTTCCTGAAAGGGGCGTGGCCTGACGCTGATGTGTCTGCGGCGTTGTCGTGGGCGGCGTCGGCTGTCGAATCGTACTGCGAGCGGGACTTCTCGTACCGGGTTGACGATGTGGTGTTGGTTGATCCGTTCCCGGTTCGACGTTCAGCGCAACTCCCCAACCCGCCTGTTGTGTCGATCTCCAAGGTTGAGGCGTACATGCGGGATAACACCGGGGCTACGTCGTGGCAGGAATTAACCAACTATGCGTGGACCCCGGACGGGTTGTTGTATGACACGTCGGGCATTCCTGGGGTGACTGTGGTGGCGGTGCCGTCGTGGCCGACGCTGCCAAAAGGTTTACGGGTCACCTACACGCACGGCTTCCAAAGCATTCCGCAGCCGCTGATCGATGCGGTGATCAAAGCGGCCGGCATGTATTTAGCCAACCCGTTCGGTAGTACCCGTCGCAGGGTCGGCGACGTTCAATCTGATTGGGACCCGTCGTTGATCCCTAATGGCGGTCTTGATGAATCCCTTCTCGCTCAGTACAGGCTGATCTCGGTTCCCCGATGATGCTGCTGGGTTCCCAGACGGTGACGGTGCGGAACTATTCCACGTCTGGGCGTGACAGGTTCAACGCCCCGGTAAAAACTGCTGTGGACACAATGGTGTTCGGGGTGTCGATGATGCCGATGTCAGTGCAGGAAGTGGTTGCGCTGACCGATGTGGAAACAGAACTGTGGACGTGCATCCTTCCGCCGGTTGCCGCCGCCCTGGCGATCAATACCACATCGGAGATCGTCTACAACGCAATGACGTTTCAAGTGTTGGGTGCCAAGCCGGCTGTCGGGTTCATGGGTTTGACCGATCATGTGTCGCTGGATTTGAAGAAGCAAATCGCATGATGTCCCGCGAAGAGATCGAAACGCAGATTTACGCGCAGGCGTCGGCGTCGGCCCAGGTCCGTCAGGAACTGGACAAGCTAGCCGCGCAGGTTCGCGACTACTGGCGGTCGGTGTCCCCGATTGACGACGGCGTGTATGCGGCGTCGGTCAAAGTGTACAAACGCAAATTCACCTACAAGGGCATGCCCGGGGTGGGTGTGGGTGCCACCGACTTCAAAGCGCACTGGATTGAGTACGGAACCGGTGAGCCCGGACCTACCCCAGCGTTTGCCCCGCGGGCGAAGACCGCCGCCCATTTCGGTGGCGACGAAACGTTGGTGCAGAACATTCTTCAAGACGACGATCTGTCGCGAGACGAATTAAAAGCCGCGCTGGAAAAATTCAAAATGCCGTTGATCGCTGATCTTGGTGGTTCCCGATGATCGTATCCGGTGTCGAACTGATCATTGCGTGGTTGAAACCGCTCGGCGAAGTCGGTGCCCAACGCGGCCCTGGAGCAGCGTTGCCGTTCCGGCTGGTGGAATGTGTGGCCGGATCTGATGATAAAGTCACCGACTCGGGCATCTACCAAATCTCTACGTTCGCCAGCACCTATGAGCAGGCAGAAACGCAGGCGTCGTTGACGCATCAGCGCATGCAGAAACTCGGCCCGCCGTTCGCGCCGCAGCAGCGCGTCACGTTGTCAGATAACAGTGTGGTGTGGGTTGATTCGGTGACCACATCTCAGCGCCCAATCTGGGTGAATTTCACCGACGCCGCTCCGATCAGCCGTTTCGTTGCCCGCTACAGCATCGACATCCGGTTTCGCTAAAAGACTTCAGCCCACCACCCCGTTTGGCCTTGCTCTGTTGCAGGGCAAGTCACATTCTCCGTGAAAGGAAATTAGTTATGGCCCTGCAATCCACTGGTGTGGAGTGGTCCGCCGCCTACGGCAACTCCTACAACCCGTTGGGTATCCGCAAAGCCCTGATCACGAACATCCTGATCAGGGACTACAGCGGCCCCACCACCAACCTGAAGAACGACGCTGTCGGACTCAACGCCGCCGGCTGGTTCACCCCGTTCGCCGTGGACGGTCTGTACCGCAGTGATCTGCTGGACCCGTCGCTGGACGGCGGACAGTTCTACGATGTCGGCTCGCTGAAGGATGACGGCATCAAGCTGACCCCCGACGTGCAGATCGAAGCGGTGAAAATCGCGCAAGCACGTCGCGCCGTCCGTTACGATATAAACGAAGAAAATGATGAACTGATGTTTACGTGCCGGGAGTCAAACCCGGTGGTGGACGCGCTGCGGTTCGACTTGCCGCTGTCCAGCATCGTTGATGCCGGCGGTGCCGGATACACATCCGTGAAGCCGTCTGAAGGCGATCTCATCGAACGGCAAATCATCGCCCTAGCCGAAGACGGCAACCAGCGGTTCGCCTACATCTTCCCGCGGGTGTCGCGGAAGAAGGTTGGATCAACCCAACTGAACCGCAAAGACCCCGACGACCTTGAGTTGACGTACGGAGCTTTGATCTGCCCGTTCGTCGATGCCCCGGTGTATCTGGTTCGTGACGGGTTGTCGTGGCGCAACCAGGCCGGTTTGCTGGTGTGGGGTGCCGCCCCGACTGCCACCGCGAACGGTGCTACGGCGGCGTCGGTGTCTTTCACCAAGCCGCGTCTGACCCAAGATCCGCAGCCCGACGCTCTGACCTATGTGGTGCAGCGCAAGACCGGTGCGGGTTCGTTCACCACCGCCACCACCACGGCACCCACGGTGTCCGGTTCGACGGTCACCATCCCGGTGACTGGTTTGACCACGGCGACGAGCTACACCTTCCAGGTGATCGCCACCGCGGGCAGCGGCCAGACCGCGACGTCGTCGGTGTCGAACAGCATCACCACGTCGTAACAGTCTCTCGCCGGGTGGGTGTTTCCGGGGCAACGCAACTGCGTTCCCTTGGTGGGCTGGCGCCCACCCGGCGAGCCACCACACGCCAGCCCATTTCAATCAGCCCTTGAAAGGACAGCCCATGTCTGTGAACGAAGAAGCATCTACCCGCCGGCGTCTATCCCTGGATGATGCCGTCACCCAGGTCACGCAGTACTTCGGGTTCGATGGTGTAAAAGAGATCGAACACGACGGCGAAGTGTATGAGATCCGCGCGAAGGTGTTGTGGTCACCGGCTCAGATCAAAGCGATGTCCGAACTGGACGAGTGGGTCAAAACCCTTGACCACGAAGACGTGGAAGTTCAGAACCCACTGACCAACGACATCATCGTTCACCCCGATACGGGTAAGCCGCTTACGGAGAAGGTGCTGAAAGTTCCGCACCGCATCAAAGGCAAACCGGTGTCGCCGCCGTTTGAGTCCCGCTATTTGGCTGCGCTGTGGGGTGAAGGTAAAGCGCAGCGGTTCGAAGCGGCCGGCGGAACGTACGGGTTGGTGACAATGCTGATGGCGCAGATGGACGACGAGTTCGCGCAGTGGCGGAAAAACCGGGAGACCCGCGGAGATTCCAAAAGTCTCTGACGCTTTCGGTGTCTGGCTGTGGTTTTCCCGCGAGATTGAATCCGATCTGCTGCGGTTCTACTCGGTGGATGTTCGGGACTGGTTTTCCGGTGTCATGGATTCCCGCCGCCTGATCTCGCTGCTGGATGGTTTGCCTGACGAGTCGATGTTTAAGACCTGGGCGGTTCGTGGAGGCGACTGGTCCGAAGCACAGTATGTGCAGGCCCGCCTGATCAACGAAGTGGCGTTGTCGCGGGCGGACGGCAAGGGATATGTGCCGGCCATGTTGAAATCGCCGATGCAGATCGCCGTCGAAAACTTTGAAGACGAGTACCGGAACCGTCGACACAACGACGCATTGAACGAACTACGCGGGAAGGAACCTAGTGGCGATAACGCTTGACGTGATCACCAAGGTGGTTGAAGGTTCCCTGCGTGATTCATCGACCACGGTGCAGAATCATTTCACTCGGGCGGGCGAGCAAGCCGGAACGGGTTTCTCCAAGACGTTTTCTAAGTCGATCAGCAATTCGACGGACATGCAGAAAGCGTTCGACAAAGCCGCGGATGCTGCCGGTAAGTTGCGTGTTGAGCAGCAGAAACTTAACGAGTTGCAGGAGAAGGGCACTGGCGGGGCGAAGCTGATCGCTCAGCAGGAGAAGCTGGCGAAGGTCACGCGGGAAACGCAACGCGCTGTCAAAGAAACTGCTGAAACTTTTCAGCAAGCCGACAAGGCTGCCGGTTCGATGGTATCGACGTTATCGAACATAACTGCGGGTACTCGTATCGGCGAGTTGACATCGCAGGCGACATCGTTGGCGTCATCGTTGAGCGGTGTCGGATTAGCGACGGGTGTCGCGATAGGCGGATTTACCGCGATCGCGGTGGGTGCCGTTGAATTGGGCAGCAAGCTCTACGACATGGGCCGTGCGTGGGACGACGTGTCCGACAACATCACCCGTAAGACCGGTCTTGTCGGCGACGCCCTGGCGTCTGTCACCGATCAAGTTGCAAACGTCAGCAGAGACACCGCGGCAAGCATCGAAGATATCGGAAAAGTTGCCGGCGGCGCTGTCCAAAGCCTGAAATTGTCCGGCGACGAGCTGGGCGTAATGACTCAGCGGATCGTGGAACTGAACGGTCTGACCGGCGAAGACACCAACTTGCAGAAACTCGGCCAGGTGTTTCGCAAATTCAAGATCGATGCAGGGGATCAAAGCAACTTTCTTGAGTCGCTGTACCAGGAGTACAAAGCGACTGGCGTTCCGATCAATGACTTGATTGACACCATCGTCAAGGGCGGATCTGTTCTGTCCGGGTTCGGGCTGACGTTGGATCAGGTGGGCGGCCTGCTCGGGGTGTTTGAGCGCGACGGCATTCCTGCCGAAGCCGCGATGCGCGGACTAAACATTGCGTTCGGGAAACTGGTTGCCGCGGGCAAGGAACCGCTGCAAGGTCTCAAGGACATTGTGGAGCAGATCAAAGCTCTGTCCGATGCCGGAGATAAGCTCGGTGCCGCCGATCTCGCCGAACAGTACTTCGGGAAAAAAGGTTTCGCTCCGATCTTGCAGGCCATTGAAGATTCCAACCTTGAGTTGGACAAGATGCCCGACAAAGTTCAACACATAGGCACCAGCATCCACGATGCAACGACCGCGACCGAAGACTTCGCAGAGCACTGGCAGAAATTCAAAAACGGCTTTGAAGCTGATCTAAAGCCAGCATCGGATGCGTTCTTCAGTTGGATGAACGACAACCTGGATTCACTGCTGCATCACGTCGATCAGTTGACGAGTGCGTTCGCCAACATATTCGGCGACGGCAATCCTTCCGTTCCTGGTGGACGCAACGCCAACATTCTCGGCGGCTCACCGAGAGCCGGATCGGTCGGTGCTGCACCGTCAACCCGCACTGGGTCCAATGAAGGATTGACCCCGAACAGCTTGAACGCCAAAGGCGCTATTGAGTCGGCGTTCCCGGCGGTCACGTCCATCGGCGGCTACCGCCCACCGGATGTGACCCCGAACGGAACGTTTACGGAACATTCTTCCGGGCAAGCAATTGACGTGATGGTGCCCAACTGGAACACCCCGCAAGGCAAGTCGTACGGGGAGCAGATCAAAGCGTATGCGCTGGCGAATGCTGCATCGCTGGGTGTGGATTATGTGTTGTGGCAGCAGACGCAGTGGAACGCTGACGGCTCAAGCAGCCGCATGTCGGATCGTGGCAGCCCCACCCAGAATCACATGGATCATGTCCACGTCCACACCGTCAAGGGCAGTGCCGCAAGTTCCAGCAGCCCGGACTACGGTGTTGGTTCCGCGGCCGGCGTTCCAATTCCACGATCTGGCAAAACGTCACCGGTTGGCCCTACGGCGGCACCATCAAATGTCGGCCCGGGTGTCGCACCGTCATCGCCGTCTGTTCCTGATTTCCCGTCAGCGGATCAAGTCGGTCCTGCCAGCGGTGTGACCACTCCGGTGCAGATGGTGCCGTCGCCGTTCGGCCCGCAGTACGCCCCGGTCCCTGCGGGTTCAACACCGGGATATAACCAGCAGGGCAAGCCGGGAACGTATCTTCCCGACGCCGGCCAGATCAAATCATCCACGGAGCGATATCAGTCATCGATCGACAACATTCGCGACGCTAATGAGCGGTTGCAGGAAGCGATCGATGCCCAAACTGAACAAGCAAAGATTGCTACCACCACCACTGCTGAAAAGAATCGGTCTCAGAAAGCTGTCGATGACGCCACGAAACGCCGTGATCAAGCGATCGTTGCCGCCCACGACGCTGAGGATGCTTTAGCGCAAGCCAAGCTCGGTACGTTCCGCGAAGCGCAGAAAGCGCAGCAAGCACAACAACAAGCGTTGCAAGCCAAAGCTGGCGGTGCTGGCGGTCTTGGCGGTCTTGGCGGTGTGGGTGCGTCGTTGGCCGGTGACTTTGGAATATCGGGCGGTCTACCTGGTATGGCGCAATGGTTTACCACGTATCTGGCCAATCTTGCGTTCGCCCCGATGATGGGCCAGTTGTCGGCGGTGTCGGCGGCGAACCCCATCAAGGGCGGCTCGGGTCTGCTCGGCATCATGGGCGCCCAGAACATTGCGGCGACCGGCAACGTGTTGGGCAATATCGGGCCGGGTCCGTTGGGTGGTGGGGTTGTCGGCCCCGGCACCGGCACCAGTGACAGCATCCCGGCGATGTTGTCGAACGGCGAATATGTGTTACCGGCATCGACTGTCAACGGTTTGGGTGGCCCGGGCGGGGTGCAGAACATCATGCAGGGGTACGCCGATGGCGGACCTGTCACCGACATGAAGTCCGTGCCGCAATCCACTCAGGGCGGCTCAGGGTTCCAAGGTTTGGGTGGGTTGCCGATGCAGGCCATCACCACAGCGGTGGCCGCGGCGGGACCGGCGTTGGATGCTATCGCCCCGGGCGCATCGCAGGCCGCGCAGATCGGTGTGCAGCTCGCGAACCGCACCGCCGCGTTCGCAGGGCAACTAGCCGGTATCGGTGTCGGCGGGCTGCTCGAGACTTTCCTGCCGCACGGCTCCCCGTTGGCCGATCCGGGTAAGTCGTGGCTGGGCAAGATCGCATCCGGGTTCGCCGGCGCACGCCCCGCCTTGCCGAACACTGCCGGCCAGTCCCCGGCGGGCCAGTCAGCCCCGGCACAAACACCGGAGCAGGCCGCTGCGCTGAATCAGCAGACAACCCAACCGAACGCCCCGATGGTCAACGTGGAACAGATGAACAACTACACCCCGGACAGCGGTCGTACGATCGCCGATCAGGTGGCGTGGCACGGCATGGTCGCTAACGGTGCGGGCGGTCCACGATGATCTCCTACCCTTCCGGGGAGTTAACCCCCAACGGTGGGCGCAGATTGCTGGAAGGCAAAGAGCCCCACATCTCCTATGTGGCCTATGACGACTCTGCTGTGTTTCATCTGATGGGTCCGATGGCCCCAACGGCGGGCGTGCAGGAAGGCGTCACCGTTGGTCGCGAATCTATTAAAGGGTTGATTCCGAACTGGCGGATGCTGGATCAGGCTGGCGCGAACCAGGACGGCGTCACCTTCAACGATGCCTTGTATGAAGCCGCCGAAATCGACATGGTTGTCGAAGCGCAAGGGTTAACCCCGGCGGGTACCCGCAAGGTCATCAGGGATTGGGTGGCGGCGTGGGATTCCAAACAGCAGGGCGAACTGCATGTGTTCACCCCTGAGCAGGGTTTGTGGTGGGCGAAGGTCCGGTGGATGAAAGCTCCGGGCGAATCGTTGATGCGTGCCCAAGCGAACCGGCAACGGTTCGTGTGGTCTGCCCGCATCGATGATGCGTTCTGGCAGTCCTACGATTCGGTCGGCACGTTCCAGTTCGCGTACGACGACATGACTGACACGTTCACCACAGGCGGTGTGCAGTACACCGACCTGGGCAGCAACTGGCCCATGTATTACACCGATGGTGGGACAGCCGTCAACCCGGCATCCGGCTCTGGTGGCGGCTACCTGTACTCGACGGGTTCGCAGGCGGTGTGGAAAGACGACCCATCGAACCTGTTCGCCACCAGCGCCCGCGAAGTGGTGGCCGGCCCGTATAAGAACTTCAGCACCAGCACCGACAACCAGATCGTGTCGATCGTGTTGGGCACCATTCCTGAAGCGTCGCTACCGGAGTCGGCGTACAACGACATCTGGGCTCGGATGGGCCGCAACTCAGACGGCACCTGGAACGGCTACGGTGTGCGAGCCCGCATGGGCTGGGGATACATTGAATTGGCCCGGTTCAATAACTTCGCCAAAACGGTGATGTATTCGCGACCGTTGATCCTTCCCCCGGTGATCGGCGAAAAGTTCACGCTGGTGGCCGGATTTGAAGGCGATCCGCGTCTATTCAAAATCACCCGCGACGGTGTCGAAATCTTGTCGCACAAAGAAGAAAGCACCGGATCGGCGATCGGGTCGACGTATCGCGGGGTGGGTTTCGGTATGCGTGCCGCCGCGGCTCTGATCACTCAGGCCACCCCGGCGAGTGTCCGCAAGATTTCGTCGGGCGTCAATACGACGGTGTCGCAGTCCGGGTATGTGTCGCTCACTAACACCGGGGATGTGGAATCTTGGCCCCGATATTTGTTGTACGGGCCGGGGTCGTTCACGATCGGCAACGGACCCGATAGCAGCGACACCGTGCAGTTCGGGCCGCTGCTGGACGGGCAGGTGGTGTTGATTGAAACCGAACCGCGGCGCCGCTCGGTGGTGGATCTGACCCCGTCGACAGTGTCGACGGCGCAGGAACTGAACGTATTCCAGAAGCTGCTGAAGGCGTTGGTGTCGTTCGCATCGAACAACAATGTGCCGCCGCTGCTGGCCCAGTTTGAGTCGCTGTTCGGCATCCTGCCGCCGCAGGGCAATCTGTATTCGTATCTGACGGGCCGGTTCACGAAGTCGGTGCCGGCGAAATCTCCGGGCGCGGAACCGTCGACCAGCAACATCTTTGTGAAGATCGACAACGGTAACGCCAATTCGAAGATCGTGGCGGCGTTGACGCCCAGGCGACGATGGCCGCTGTAACCACCGACCAGTTGAAGTCGGCGCTGACATCGACCGACGATTCGACCGCTGTCGGGTTGTCGACGCTTGCTGCTCGGGCGAAAGCTGCCGAACCGACGCAGATCCTTGTCACGGTGTACGACAAGTTCTGGACCCCGGTAGGGGAGTCCCACGACTACATCGAACTGTCGGCGTCTCATCCGCGTAACGGTGTGCCGGTGTTGCAGATGACGTTCAAGGGCACCGATCCGTTGGTGCCGTTGATGCGAAAGTGCCGCACCGAAGTGGTCGGGTTGACAGTTGAAGTGGGTGCGTTGCGGTGGGCGTACACCGTGGATACTGCCACCTACAAGCTGGATGGCGGCCAGAAGACGTTGCAAATCAAAGCGTTAGGGCTGTTTGATTACCTGGCGTATCTGCTCGTCTGGCCGAATTTTGCCTTGCCTATTCAGGCCCAGATACCGTCGCGGGCCGTGTTTTTTGCTCCGCTGTGCACCGCGATTGAAGTGATGATCGCAGAGCAAGCGTTCCGCATGCAGTCCGGTCTGTGGGAACTGGTCAACAACTTGGGTTCGTTGAACCCGGACTGGCGTGCCTGGTTCGGCAATGTGCTGGAGTCACGCGGCAACGTCTTAGATGTGTTGCACACCCCGATCTACGTTGTCCACACCAACCCGCTGCTGGACACATCCCCGTTGGTGGCGATCACCGCCCGAATGGAACCGGTGTCGACGGTGATCGACAAACTGGTGAAGTCCTACGGCGTGACGGTGGACATGGAGTTGTGGCTTCCGGGCGATCCCCAACCCGATCAGTTCGCCAACCTGAACCTACCCACCTATGTGGTTCGGGTGACCGATCGCAGTAATGTCACCGGACCCACGAACACGATCCTTGACTCGGTGGTCAAGCAGTTGGTGACGTTAGAAGAGTCGGTACTCGGTGGGGTGCTCAAGCCGTTCCTAAACCCAGACGGGCTGTATGCACCCGATGGTGTCTACATTGCGCCCGGTGTGGGAGTGAACTATGTGGTGCCGTGGACACTGCTGGTCGATCATCCGCGCGGGCCGCTTGAAGGCTACGAGATCGTTGACCATCAGGCACAGGGCTGGCAAATCCTGGTCGGCGGCAAAAGCCCGAAGTGGCTGAACGACGTTATCAATGGGACAGCGTCGTTCATTTTGGACAGCATTATGATCGTGCTGGGGTTGACCGGTGTCCCATCGAACCTGTTTGACGGCATCTTCAATGACGTGCTGCTCAGTTTCCAACTGGTGGAAAACTTCCAGCGCCGCAACGACGGCGGGCCGTACAGCCGGCCAGAACGATTCGTCTCTACCGGCGCAGCCCCATACAACATCGACGCCCTGTTCTCCTTCATCGGCGCAATGTGGGACAGCCGCGGCTACCGCTCAGCGGTGTGCCAATTCCGAAACGGCTACCCCTACTCGGTAGGACGCGACATCTTCCCCGGAGCCATGATGTCCATCGCCGAAAACGGCACCCTGTACACCGACTACATCGAGAACATCGTCATCACCGACAACCGCAAAGAACGCTGCAAAGTGATCGTCCAGATCGGTGACGGCAAAGCCGAAGAAGCACCCATCGCACGCTTCCAACGATTGATCACCGGGGTGCAGGAAGCAATCAACGTACTGACCCTAGCCCCAGGACAATAGGAGCATCATGGCTGCGTCATCGTGGACGACCGACGACAACAACTACTACATTTGGAACGGCGAAGTCCGCATCCCCAAGACGTTCGACCCGTCATCGAAGGCCGCGGTCATCATGCTCGGCCCGCCCGGTGGTGTCGCACAAATCCCCGCCCTGGTCAAAGGCGATCCCGGCAAGCACGCCGAAATCGATTCCACCATCGTCCTGAACGCCCTGGCGTATGACGATCCCACCGCCGACTCGGCGACGTGGACAACGATCACCCCGGGCGACGACACCACATCCCCGGTGTACCGGCTCACCCTGAACCTGCACAAAGGCGCACCCGGATCGTCCGGCACATCCACAATTCTGACCGCATCCGATGTGACCGGCACCGCCACCGATGGCTATCTGCTGTCGAAGAAAGTCGGTTCGGCGCAGGCCACGTGGATCGCCCCGAAAGTCGGCGGACAGTATTGGCCGGCCACCATCAACAACACCGCCGACACCGATGGTTCGGCGCGAACACTGTGTTCGGTCAGTATTTCCCCGGCGCCCGCGTTCGACTACCGGCTGCGAGTTCACGCCCAGTCGGTGATCACCAGTTCCGGCACATCCAGCCGCGTCGATCTGATCGCCCGGGTGGGTAACGCCACCAGCGGCGACATCGTCGGCAGGGGATTCGGGCTCGCGGGCAGCAGCGACCGCGTCATCATGGTGTCCGGTGTGCCCGCAGGATCAGCATCAACGGTGGGCAAAATCTCTGCCGGCACCGCCACGACCGTGTATCTGCGGGCAGAGCAGCAAGCCAGCACCACACAGACGTTCACCACGTCGGCGTCGACCACCACATTCATGGTTGAAGTCGTTCCGATTCCATGACATCCCCGGATTGGGGCAGCCAGGTCAACCCGTCTGCCACGGTTCACCTTGCGCCGCCCGCAGTCAAAGGCGTGCAGCCGTTAACACCGGCCCAGATCGGTGCTGTCGGCGAAATCATTCTGGATCTGACCTTGGCCCAGGTGGCGTTGGCGTTGGGCAGCATCAACATTCTCGGGGTGAAACCGTTCGCCAGTCTCACCGACTGGGGTTACGCCCTACAGGACAAAGCCAAGCAGGCATACGACAACGCCTTTAACGCACAAACGTCCGCGAACTTCGCCAACAAACAGTTGACGGTGCTGACCGGTTCGGCGTTGGCGTCTGATGTGTCCGGTGGGGTATCGGTCAACGACGGGTTCAGCGGCGCGGCGGCATCGACGTTAAGCACATCGAACTGGACGCGACTGACATCCAGCACATCCACTGATGGTTCGGGTGGTGGAATGTTCGGGCCGAACGGCTCCGGGCAGGCAGTGTGGACGAAAAGCGGATTCATATCGCGCCGCGACATCTACCGATTCAACACCGCGCTGGCAACCGACTACCAAGCGGTTTTCGCTGTGGTATCCACCCCACCCGAATCGCCCTTGGGTGAAGACGCTTACCTGTACCTGATCGGGCGGATGAACTCGGCCGGCACAGAGTTCGTGTATGCCCGCATCGGGAACAACGATTTGGCGATCGGCAACGTCACATCATCCACCCGGAACACTGTGCCGTGGGGTGGCACCAGTTCGCCAGTGTGGGCGTCGGTATCGATCACCGCCAACCCGGGAGACCAGTTCGTGTTTTATCTCGGCTCCAATGACGGCACCACCGACAAACCACTGGATTTCGTGATCAAACAGAACGGCATCATCCGCCTGTCGTACAGCGACACCACCACCAGCACCGGAAACAAATATGTCGGTGTCGCCGCGTTCGCCGGAAACCGATTCCTGAACCTGACCCAAACGTCGCCCGGGGCCATCGATTTGTGGGCCGCGGCGGATCGCAAGCCCACCACCATTTAGGAGAACGACTGTGTCTGTGACGTTGACTCGGAAACCGACGCCCATCACGGCGTGGCATTTAAGTGACCAGACCGAAATGCTGGACGCGCTCACATCGTTGGCGGACGCCGGCTGGCGCGGAGCCCTAGCCCCAGTAAACGACGGCTGGCGGCTGGAGTTGAACGCCGACGCACCGACACGCCAGGTGATCGCCGAAATCGGTGACTGGCTCGTCATCGACGGCGGGTTACGGAAACTGTCCGACGCCGAAGTGACCGAAGGGTATCAGGTGACCGCGTGAGCATCATCAATTTCACCGTCAACTACGACCTGTTCGCATCACAAACAGACTCGTCAGATTCGGGTATCGACGCCGACATCGTGCCGCTGATCGGCACCGTCACCTTCACGCCACTAACCACGGATGACCGCCCGGTGTTGGCCCCGACGTATTCGCCGCGGCCAGCCGGATTCAAGTTGTTGCCGTTCACCGGATATCTGGACATTGATGGCCGACTAAAATCGGAACGATCAGGCGCTACCGGCGTTCGACTGTGGGCCAACGATCCGGTACTGAAACTAAACAGCTTGAGCTACAGGGTCGATTTCGACCTGCGAACTCCACTTGGCGAAAAAGTCAAAGTGGAACATGGTTACTTCACCGCGCCAGCCACCGATGTGTCGATTCAACTAACCGACGTGTTGCAATCCACCGGCACAGTATCGACATCTACTTTGCTGCCGCAAGGCCCCAAAGGGGACCGAGGCTACGGTTTCGCGGGATTTACTCCCGCCCTAGATGGAACGTACATTCAGGCACTTGTCGAATCGGCCAACGGTCCTGTAGCCATAGGCAGTCCGTTCATCCCGTCTAACTCGTACAACTCAACGGTGACCCACGGAACTAATGCGTCATATGCGCGACCAAGCGTTTCGGTGGCTGTCATTTGGATCGGTTCGGTTCAGCCCACTAACGCCATCGATGGCGATGTGTGGCTGGACACGTCGGGTACTGCACCGACCATTACGACTACGACTTTGAATAGCTTGAATCAGAACGCCCCGGTTAGTCAGGTTCTGGTTGCATCGGGAACTACACCGTTGGTGTGGTCGGTGGTCTCGGGTATGCCGTCCGGGCTGACATTGTCTTCGGCAGGAAATCTGTACGGTTCGCCCACATCGACTGGCTCGTACACGCTGACCGTGAAATGTGAGAACGCTTTCGGTAACAACACGAAGGTGTATACCGGAACTGTCGGCGGCGTCGTTGCTCCCACGATTAGCACCACCACGTTGGGCACTGTGCTGGCAGGTACCGCGTTTTCGCTGACCCTGGTTACGAGTGGATCGTCAGCAACCAGTTGGGCAGTGCAGTCAGGAACCCTTCCCACTGGTCTATCGTTGAACACGTCAACCGGTGAAATTTCGGGAACCCCTTCGGCTACTGGTTCGTACACGTTCACCATTCGGGCGACGAATAGCGCCGGCTATAACGACAAAGCATTTTCGGGGAGTGTCACCGGGTCCGCGCCGATCATCACCACCACGTCTTTGGGAACCCTGTACCGGGCGTTCTCGTCGTCAATCACTGTGGCAGCGACCGGCTCGGCCACCATCACGTTCGCGGTTCAGTCAGGAAGCCTGCCAACGGGCCTGTCACTGAACACGTCTACCGGCGCTATCACCGGCACGCCATCGGCTACTGGTTCCTACACGTTCACAGTTCGGGCCACAAACTCATACGGAACTTACGACCAGGCGTTCACCGGCAACGTGCTGGAATCCACACCTGTCATCGTGGAAACGTCGCTCAATACGATGAAAGTGTCGACGGCGTTCTCGCAGACGTTGACGTTGTCAACGGGCGGACCCACCATCACATGGTCGGTATCTGCTGGAACGTTGCCGACCGGTCTGTCGTTGAACACGTCCACCGGCGCGATCACAGGAACCCCCACCACGGTCGGTTCGTACAGTTTCACCATCGCGGCCAGCAACGGCACCGCGAGCGGCAGCCGCGCATACACCGGATCGGTCACTGCTCTAGCACCGCAACTCCTGTCGGTTGGTACGGGTTCCACTGCTGGCACCGCAAGCCTGTCGTGGACCGACACCGTCCCTTCGGCAACCAAATGCGCGGTTCTCTTTGTCGTCTTCGCATCACCATCCACGCCATCGACACCGACAGTCACCATCGATGGTGTGTCCATGACCGGATCTACACCCCAGATTTCAGGGTCTGGCCCGTACGGCAGCGTGTACACATCATGTTTCTACCGGATCAATCCCAACACCGGATCATCCAAAGCAATATCGGTCACACTGTCCGGTTCAGCCAATAACGCATCAGCCAATATCGCCTACTTTGACAGCGTCACGTCGGTGGGCACCGTGGCGTCAACCAGCGGCACCGGTACTACGGCAAGTCAGACAATTTCGTCTACGTCAACGAACTACATGTACGTTCACGGGTTCGGATATTTCTCGGCATCGGCTGGCGGAACGTTCACCGGATATAACCAGACGCAACTGTGGTCTCAAAGTTCAAGAACCGGAACGAATGGAACGTATCCGCAACTGATCGGGTCTGCTACAGGTACAGGATCGTCACTGACTTTTAGCGGCACGATTCAGTCTGGCAACGTTGGCTGGGGCAGTGTCGTGCTGCCACTGATCCCGTAGGGCTGACGTATGCCTACCGGGCCGTGGTCTAACGTCAACAACAAACTGTCTTTGGGGCAGAATGTCACCATTCAAACGTGCGGTGACTCCGTCACTTACGGATGGAACGGCTTTTCCGTCGACGCTAACCACGGTTGGGCTGGAAGGCTCGGAATACTTATCGGCCAGGTCTACGACTACAACGTGTCATTCACCCAATTCAATCCTGGTTCGACTCCCGCATACGCGACACCAATCGCGCTGTACAGCAGCAAAAGGGGATCGCTGGCTCCGACGCTTTTGATACGCAACGGCGGCATCAACTTCGCCGCGATACAGCAACAAGCGTTGACGTATCTCACTCAGGGAATGCTCAATAAGTCAGACCCCGATGTCATCATCACCGGGTACGGATTCAATGACATTCAGCGAGTGAAACGAACCAACGCCCAGTTCGTAGCCGATTACCAAAACTTCATTACCCTAGTACAAAACACTTACTGTCCCGGCGTTCCGATCATCGTCACTACAGAAGATTCGTGCGGACCTTCCGTGTGGTCTGTCATGTACCCGGCGTGGAATGCACTCATCGCAGGACTCGGAATCAACCAGAGCATTCCGCTGTTGCCGAAACCGTCTGTGGTCAGCCCCACCTACAGCGGCGTGTGGATGCTCGACACGATGCAAGCATTCAACGGAACCCAGCCGTTACCGATGACGCTCGCATATTTCAACGCGAACGTTTCGAAGTACCTGAACGATGCCGCCCACTGCAACCCGCTCGGATATCAGACATGGGCAGAGTGGCTGTTCCAGCAGATCGTCGCAGAACCGACGACATACCTACCGTCAATCACGACGACCCAGCTTGATGACATCACCTACCAGGTAGCGTTCTCTCAGACCATTCAAGTGGTCAGCGCCACGACAACTACGTGGGCAATTGCGGCCGGCCAGCTTCCCTACGGATTGACACTCGGAACTTCCACCGGGGTCATCTCGGGAGTTCCGCAGTTCGGCGGACCCTACGACTTCACTGTCAGCGCAACCAATGATTCGGGCTCGGCCACTCAACGATTCACCGGCAACGTAATCCTGAACTTCATCCCGCTCGTTGCAGACACCGTGCCCACATTCAAACGTCGGGCACTGAACTTGTACTACCCAGTGCAACCAAAAATAAAGGTCAGCGGTGCATTCCAGAATTTTGTTCCCAGGAGTTAAAGTTCGCCATCTTGCGTTGGCCGCTGCCGGTATAGCGACTTGCTGGGCAATTTTCTGCTACGTGGCAATCAACGCATTCTGCGACGACGACTACTGGCCCGACTGGGCATGATCGCCGACACCCTTACCGCCATCGGTATCTACCTAACCGTGGTGGTACTTACCGCTGCCGCCGTCACCGACCTTTGGCTTTAGGAGTTTGTTATGTCGTGGTCCCCGAAATCTCCCGCTGACGTGGCCGACTACTACATTGACTGGTCTGCATTCCTAGCGACCGCTGAAGTGATCTCTTCGGTCACCGTGACAGCCGATGCAGGGCTGACAGTTGGCAGCACGGATTACACCGACAAGGTTGCTCGGGCTCGCCTGTCCGGTGGAACGGCCGGCAACACCTATGCGGTGACGTGTCTGATCACCACCAGTTCCAACGAAGTGTTCACGGTTACCAAAAATCTGATTGTCCAAACCCGCGTGGAGCCCTGGTGACTCACCGCACAACCCAAGGAGAGAAGTAAATGGCTGCACCCGGAGCGTGGACCCTTGTCAACGGCGCACGCGCTGACATCCTGAACGGAACGTTCGTGGTGGGATCGGGCTACAAAGTTGCCCTTGTCACGTCCACATCGAATGTGTCGGCTTCGTCAACGACGTGGGCCGCTGTCACGAACGAAGTTGCTAACGCCAACGGATACACCACAGGCGGCGTCAGCGTGACGTTGTCGCAGACCGGCACCACATCGGTGGCGGTGTACTTCTCATCTAACCCGTCATGGACCGCCAGTGGCGGCAGCATCGTTGCCCGGTGGGCTGTGCTGTACAAGACCGGCTCGGACGTTCTGGCCTACTCGCTACTGGACTCCGCGCCGGCTGACGTGACCGTCGCATCCGGTAACACCTTGACCATCAAGTCGGACAACACCGCGAGCAATCCTGTCTTCACGATGGCGTAACGCGAACTAGTCAGGTCCGCAATTTGTCGATGATGGGAGTGGGTGACTGATGGCCGTCGCATACGACACAACAGTCTCGAAAAACAACGCCACTTCTCCATCGACAATGACGGCAGCACCCACTGCGGGAACTGCTGGACTGTTGTTTGTCGGAACCGTGACGAACGGTTCAACTGGAGTCATTTCTGCCACTTACGACGGCACTGCAATGACTCAAGTCGGGACACAGATAAATTCAGGCCCGTACAACACGTTCTATTACATCCACTTATCAGTGTTTAAGATCGACTCAACACCAAGCGGATCGAAAACCATCTCGATCAGTTCGACCGGGACGGTCACGGCAATTCGTTCGACTTTTACGTCGTACAGCGGAGTCGCATCAATCGGATCGCTGCAACAAACTACTGCTACCGGCGCTAGCATGTCGCATACGACAACGTCGGCCACCGATAACATGATTGCCCAAGCGTTCTATGCCGCTACAGCAACATCGATAACCAGCTACAACAAGACAACTCGTGGATCATTTCCCACCGTTGGATGGTATGCAGGCGATTCGGTCGGCGCATCAAGTGTCACGTTTACTGCTACGCAAAACTCATCGGCATATCACTCGGCCGCCGTTGATCTAACCGCAGCAGTCGTTAACACGCTCACCCCATCGGGTGCCAGTATTTCTGTTACCGGTGCAGTGCCGTCACTGATAACCGGTTCAGTTGTGACCCCGGCTGCCGACATCATTTCGATCACTGGCACGGCACCGACACTGATTACCGCGATCGCTGTGGCACCGTCCGGTGCCAGTATCGCCGTGACGGGTACAGCACCATCCTTGGTGACAACGTCTGTGCTGACACCGGCTGCCGCCGCCATCTCGGTTACAGGATCGGCACCGACGCTTGACGTAGCAGTATCACCGCCTGGTGCAGTGTATGGCGCACTGATCACCGTCACCGGTTCAGCACCCACCCTGACAACAACAACGATCCCCGGCAAGGCCGCAATCACCGTCACTGGTGGCACACCATCCACCGCCGGGGTCACGACAATAGCGCCATCCGCAGCCGCAGTCAGCATCACCGCCGGCACACCCCGCAATACGCTCACCATCAGCCCAAACGGTGCCACTGTTGCGATTACGACGGGCACACCCAATCTGCCCACTGTCGGCATCATTACTGCGTCGTCATCCACGATCACCGTCACTGGCGGCACCCCGCTGGTTTCACAAGCCGTCACGAAAACCCCAGCCGGTGCCACGATCACAATCACTGGTGCAACACCGACAGCCGCCGCCACAAACGCCGTATCTCCAACTGCCGCCACGATCGCACTAACTGGCAGTCGGCCGCTGCTGCTGGCAACCCTGATACCGGCTCCGCCGACAATCTCAATTACCGGCACAGCACCGGCACTGCTGTCATCAGTACAACTGAGCCCAGCCAAGGCATCAATTTCGGTGACCGGTGGAAATGCATTACTGACGGTCAACGTCTACACAGCGCCAGCCCCGGTTACCCGCGACACCCTGATCGTTCGACATGAAGAACGAAAGATCCTGGTGTCGGGAACCCGCAGCCACCTTGTCAACCGTGCCAGCCGATCCACCGAAGCGTAAGGAACCCTGCATGCCCGCTCTTGGCCGGATCGTGGAACACGACCCAAAGTCACGGTTCTATCAAGCCGCGATGGCTGTCGCACCCCGATCGGTGCTGTGGGGACATCACGCCCCAGTGCTAGATCAGGGAAACGTCGGCAGTTGCACCGGCAACGCACTAGCCCAAGCATTGAACTGCGACTACTTTGCCAAATGCCGCAGCCAATATCTCACCGAAACCGACGCCTTGAGCTTGTACTCGGCGGCAACCCAAATCGATGACGTGCCCGGAATCTACCCGCCCGACGACACCGGCAGCAGCGGTTTAGCCGTCGCAAAAGCCGGAGTGAAAGCCGGATATCTGACCGGCTACAAACACGCATTCGGGTTCGCTCACTTCGCCGCAACGTTGCAACTGCAACCCGTCATCGTGGGCACGTCATGGCACGAAGGAATGTTTACGCCCGACAAGTCTGGGCTCGTTCGTCCCACCGGCCCGGTGGCCGGCGGACACGAATACCTGGCTATTGGCGTGGACTACACCCTGAAGTCGGTGACGTTCCTGAATTCGTGGGGCGACAAGTGGGGCCAGCATGGCCGCTTCCACATGACGTTCGGCGATTTCACTGCGCTGCTGGCTGACCAGGGCGATGTCGTTGCACCCGTACCCGCCAAAGTTTAGGAACACACATGCCCGCTGTCGCAGCCCCGTTCACCGAAACAAACTTGATCAACGGATGGCCGAACTGCCAATTCCGCAACGGCCAGAAGCCACGCTATTTCGTGCTGCACACATCCGAAGGTGCCGGCGGAATGGATCTGGTCAACTACATGCGCGGCGCCCAAGTGTCCTATCACTACGTCGTTGACAACAACGGCGACGTGTTCGATCTGGTCGACACCGACGACGCATCCTGGTCATGCCTGGATTGGAACGGCTTCACCATCAACGCCGTGTTCGGCGCATCTCGAGCTGGGTGGTCTCGCCAACAGTGGATTGACAACATGGGTGTGGGCATCCGCAACATGGCGTATCTGTGCGCCCAGGACTGCTTGAAGTACGGCATCCCGATCGACGTGTCACTGACCCACCCATATCGCACCATCAACACCGGGGTGATCGATCACCACTACATCACCGTCGTCGGCGGCATCGGCTCGCATGTCGACTGCGGTGACAACTTCCCCACGGATCTGTTCATCGCGCAACTGCAAACGTTCTACAGCCAAATGAAGGGAACCCCAGTGGCAGCGCCGTTCCAATACCCGTCGACCGACCAGATGGTGCGACAAATCTGGGAACAACTGTTCGGGCCGCAGGCCAAAGGGTGGCCGCAACTCGGCAACCGCACCTTGGTCGATGCTGTCGCCGATATTGAGAAACGGATCAAGTGATGGCCGACGCCGAATCCATCGCCCGCGACAACAACGGCATCGACGTCACCGGACATTGGTTGCCGTGGCGGCGCGTCCACATGCTGCGCGAAGCACAGATTGGGGATTTGTCCACCCAAACCAACGGTGACGCTGAAGGCCCGAACGTTTCATCCAGCATGTACGACCAAGTCGTGACGTTGGCGAAAATCCTGACCCGACGCCACAACGGCAAGGACATCTGGGACATGGTGTGCGAGATCCACGATCAGGTCGTCACGCCTAAACCATGAGTTACGCCTGGGCGTGTTTAGAAGCCGACATCGCCGGGGTGCAGCGCCGCGACCGCATCACCTTGTTCACGGTTCACGGCACCGCGGTCACCATGTGGGATGGCCCGCCGGCCGACACCGCCCGGGCACTATCCGACGAACAGTTCTACTGGCAACCCATCGACTATCCGGCGGCGACGTTTCCGATGCTTCCCAGCCGCAAAGCCGGGGAAGAAGAACTGGCACGACAAATCCGGTTGCACCCGGGCCGGATCGCGTTGGCCGGTTATTCGCAGGGCGCTCTGATTGTTGACGCGGTGTGGTTACGGATCTGGTCCCCGGACGGAGACCTGCACCACCGGCTCAACGACGTGGTGGGTGTTTGCACGTGGGGTGATCCGATGCGATGCCCCGGTATCGCTCGAGGAAACGAATTCTCGGGCATGCCGTTACCGCAGAACCTTGACGGTCAAATCACTGGTGGCATTGCAGGCCCGGACTGTTTAACCCCTGAACAAACACCCGACTATTTCCTGTCGTGGGCGTTAGACGGCGACCTGTACGCAGCCTGCCCAACCGGCGGCAACCCACACGATGGGCACGAAGCCGAAGTCGGCAAGATTGAGAAAATGGTCTACGACATCGTGCAGGAAGTGACCTTCCCTGACGTGATGGAAATCGCCAAACTTATTCTTGAAGTGGTGTTCTGCCCGTTCGTGTATCTGATTCCGCTCATTCAGGCAGTGATCAACGCCGGCTTGTTCTTCTTCCAAGGCATGGCCGCACCCCACTACCACTACGACACCGCCGGTGCCGTGAAGTTTCTGCAACAAACCGCACAGAAAGCGTTGACGATATGACGTGGGCCTTTTGGAAAGACGCCGGATGGCGGGCATTCCGCACCTTCGCGCAAGCACTGGCTGGCCTGCTGGTCACATCGCACATCTCGTCGGCATTCCAGGCACCGTGGACAGACCTGCTCGGCGCAGCCCTGCTCGCCGGTCTCACGTCACTGCTGATGAGCGTCGACCGATCAACCGTGACACCCACAGTGGTCACCGATGCAGCGCCCGCCGCGTTCGTGGCAGCACCGCCATCGGGCGGTGGGTGCGGGGATGATCTCCGGTGAACTTCCCGCCCGACGCATCGAACTGGCTTGACGTGTTCGATCACGGAATAGTCATTCTGGGCGCCCTTCTGCTAGCCGCCATCCCATCGTGGTTCGCCGCCCGAAACCACAAAGGCATCGAAGCCGTCAAAGAACAAGTGAAGAACGCTCACTCAACCAATCTGCGTGACGACGTTGACCGGGCCATCAACGCCGTCGAACAACTCGGCCATGACTTCCGTGGGCTACGCCAAGACCTAGCCGCCGAAGAAGACCGCCGCCGCAAACAAGTGGCGGACCTGGAGGAGCGACTCAACAAAGTGAATCGCCGCCACCAATAAGGAGAACCTAGTGTCTCTCGCCGCCCGTCTATCGACGGTTGTAGTGTCCCGCGGCAACCGCGGGTGTGTCACCTGTCAATGGCTGGAAACCCTGTCCAAAGTCGACCGCAGTGCGTTCGATGACTGGGTCATCGGACAGCACAGCCTGGTGCAGTTATGGGATATTTGCATCACCGAAACGCCACCGCTCACCGTCAGCATCAGCGGGCTGCGTAACCATGTCCGCCACCATCGGACAGCCGATGAGTCTTGAAGACCGTCTCGAAGACCTGAAGGCGTACCCGCAAGCCGAAGAAGTCAAATACCAGCCACGAACAGAGTTCGACGGCACCACCGGATATTTACAGACCGGGGTGATGAAAGAACCACCGACCGACTACACCGACCTGTTATCTCAGTTCGGATATGACCCTGATGTTGTGCAGATCGTCGGCCACCCGCGCATCAGCAAGTGGCAGCAACGTTCCCGAATCCGGGGAACCAGCGATTACGAGACATCGTGGCTGACCGCATTCAAGTTCCAGATCTCGACAAAACAGGCAATTTCCCGAACAGCAGACCTGGACGCCATCGTTGCTCGGGTAAAGAAACAACCCAAGCCCGGGACCGGGCCGCACTGGCTGGTGTTCCAGGCCGGTGACCTACAACTAGGCAAACGCAGCCGCGACGGCTCCACCGAACAGATCGTGGAACGCTACTTCCAATCCCTGGAATCCACGATCGCCGAATTCAAAGCCCTGAAGAAGCACGGCATCGAAGGCATCCAGATTTCCATGCCCGGGGACATGTGCGAAGGCAACCAATCCCAAGCCGGTAGGAACCTGTGGCTCACCCAGGAGACCATCACCGAACAAGGCCGCATCCTGCGCCGGCTGATGATGTCCACCGTCGAAGCATTCGCACCCTTGGTCGATCAGATACTGCTCACCGTGGTAAACGGCAACCACGACGAAGCCCAACGCCAACAGTCCACCTACCCGGGGGACGGCTGGGCCACCGAATCGGCCATCGCCGTATCCGAAGCCCTAACCCTGAACCCCACCGCATTCGGTCACGTGACGGTACAAGTACCGGAAAAGTGGTCCGGGTCGATGACAATCCCCGTAGGCAACACCGTCGTGACCGTCGTACACGGCCACCAGTGGCGTCCCGGGCAAGGCTTCAAATGGTGGTCCGACCAAGCCATGAACAACCAACCCGCCGGGGCCGCACAAATCTTGCAGCACGGCCACTACCACACCTGGCAGATCGAAACCACAGAACACAAGACCCGCATCCAATCCAGCACGTTCGATTGCGGATCTGACTGGTACCGGGACAAGCGCGGCGCAACCAACCGCCGCGGCGCACTTGTCTACCTTCTCAACGGCGGGGAAGTATCACGGATGAGTCTGCTATGAGACACGGCGACGTGGCATGGATTGTGCTGGCTGCCGGCATCGTCATCTACGAAGCCGCCTGCCCAACCGGCGAACTGATGTCCGAAGCCGTTGATCGCTACCGAGCTCGGCACCCATTCATCACTAACACCGTCATCGCCTATGTGTCCTTGCACCTTCTAAGGCAATGGCCCAAGCGCATCGACCCGCTGCACCAGATCGCCGTCCGGGCATCCCGATGATCACCCCGGTGGACAGACTCCGAAACGCCATCCAGAAACTGCTGAACGCTGAAGGCGATGGATGGTGTCTAGATCAGTTCGTGCTGGCGCTCGGACTTCAACGCCTGAAATCTGACGGCACCGTCGAATCCACCGCCTGGGTGTGGGCGCCGGCCGAACAACCCGACTGGCAGACCGATGGGCTGCTCCGGGCCGCATCGGAGTTACGCGAAGAATCCGACATCGACACCGACTGATTTGTGACCGGGGGCCGTGCCGGTTCTACATTCCGCTGAAGGCCGCACGCGGCACCGGAATGGACGCGGGTTCGACTCCCGCCGGCTCCACTAGCTGTTTGCTGATTTGACGTTCCCCACCTTCGGGTGGGGATCTTTCGTCATTTACGGGTGTGGCCCTGGGCCACACCTAAAAGTGTTCCCGCAGGTCGTCTGGGGTACTGTGGGGTACATCCGAAAACGCTTAACAGCAGGTCAGGGGGCAAAATGGCGGTAATTTTGTGGGGTTCGAATCCCCTTAGCTCCACCCATCTGACCTGCGAAAACAGGGGTTTTCAGAAGGCCCGTCCACACACCCTGTCCACATTGCGCCTACAATAGCCGTCATGGCGGACATGTACGACATGAAGACAATCCTTGCAGAGCACTTCGTTCGGAGCTTTACCCGACGATCATCCACGGGCGATTTTGGCTGCCGGGAATGGCGCGGTCTGCGTTCGGTGGAGGGCTACGGGATCGTACGTATCAACGGGCTGTCGCACGTCGCCCACCGTGTCGCATGGATCATTCATCACCAGCGCCCGATTCCCGCCGACTTGGTCATTGATCACCTGTGCTGCAACAAGGGTTGCGTGAACCCGAAACATTTGGAAGCGGTCACGGCCAGCACCAACATGGCCCGTATTAAGAACCCGCCGGCCAACTGGGTGTCAACCGGTGAAGGCACCCGGCGGCGGTATCAGACCCAAGCCGAACGGACACGCCTTGAACGTGAAGCTCGGCGGCAGCAATCAGAGCAGCTACCAAATAGGCCAGTGGGGGCGAACATGCGTATGCGGAACGGCAAGTATCAAGTTCGGTGGCGGCAGATCCGCGATGGACAATCGTGTGAGCGGTCTCGGACTTTCGCATCTAAAGAAGATGCTCAACTGTTCATCGCTTCGTTGTGGCAGTTGACATGAGTAACCGCATTCGCACCCGGGCTGACGGCACGTCATATACCCAAGTTAGGTTCCGGGTTCGTGGTAAGGAGACTTCGGTGTCCTTCGATGACCACGCTGAAGCGTTGGGATTTGACAAACTAATCCGCAAAGTCGGTGCCATCAAGGCGTTGGAGATCACTCGGATTGTGGTGGCCCAGGAGCAGGGCATCACGGTGGGTCAGTGGCTCACTCACTACATCGATCATTTGACCGGTGTGGGTGCGGAATCGATCACGAATTATCGGCGCTATGTGGAGAAGGATTTCACTTCCCTGGTGCCTATGCCGCTGGTTGCTCTGACACCGGACGATGTGGCGGCGTGGCAGCAGGCGCTACGGAACTTAGATGGCAGCGTCCCATCGGGCAAGACAGTCGCCAATAAGCGTGGCTTCTTGGCGGGAGCGTTGGCCGGTGCGGTGGAGCGCGGGCATCTCAAGTCGAATCCGTGCGACAACATTCGGCTGCCGCGGTGGGACCGGGCCGAAATGGTGTTCCTTGAGCCCGACGAGTACCAGTTGTTGCGTGGTGAGATCCCGCTGTATTGGCGTCCGCTCACGGATTTCTTGGTGATGTCGGGCTGCCGTTGGGGTGAAGCGACGGCGTTGCGTCCGCACAATGTGGATCGCAAGGCGGGGACGGTGCGGATCTCGCAGGCGTGGAAGAAGAAGGAAGGCGGCGGGTACGAGTTGGGTGTGCCGAAGACCCGGAAGTCGGTGCGGACGATCAACCTGCCCGGGTGGGTGGTCGATCAATTGGATTTCTCCGGGGAGTTTCTGTTCACCAATTCGGGCCGGGGCCGACACCATGCGGGCGGGGTGGTGCGGAATGGGTCGTTCGCCCCGAATGTGTGGCATCCCGCGATCGACAGAGCGCAGGCGAAGGGGCTGATGAAACAGCCCCGGGTTCACGATCTACGCCACACCTGCGCCAGTTGGATGATCAATGCGGGCCGGCCGATCACCGCCGTGCAGGAAATGCTCGGACATGAGTCGATTAAAACGACCGTGGATCTGTATCACCACGCCAACCGGACGAGCGGCAAGGAGAACGCCGACGTGCTGGGTGGGTTAATCGATCCGTTGCAGTGACCGCGACGGCTCGGACATGCGGTGGCGTTTCCTGCGCCACGACAATCCACTGATGCCGATCTTGCCGCCGGTCATAATGCCGAATAGCAGAGCTGACGACACAATCAGCGATGGAGTGGCACCGTATCCTTGGGCGGCTGCTATCGCAATCACCGATAAGCCCATGCCGGCCAGACACGAACCCAAATAGATGATGACCGGGCCGCGATCACCGCGACGTTTATCGGCCAGCAGCTTGACCAGTTGGTGCGCGATGATGGCAAGCAGGTAGGTCAAGACGCACGCGATGGTTGTCCACAAGATTCTGATGCCTGTGTTTAATCCGGTGACTGCTGGATCAAGCAGCCACGGATTCTGCCACGCACCGGAGCCGATGTAGGCGGCGACGATCACGCCCAGGCCGACGATCGTTGGGATGACGATCAGCCGGATGGATCGGATTGGGGGAGCGCCGTGCTGTTGTCGACGTTTCATCGTGATGGCGAAGAACGCCAACCCGGCGAACGTGAAGAAGTCGGCGGCGATGTAGGAGTGACTCCACCACCCGATGTGTTGGCGCCCAAAGAACATTGGTGTCACGCATACCGCTCCGGCTGTCAGCAAGATGACGCCGATGCTGGTGGGTGATTCCCACCAACCCCAAGCGTGTCGGCGTTGCCACATCGACCACAACCCCAAGGTTGCTAGAACGACGGCAAATAGGCAGCCGATCAGCGTGTTATCGCCGCCGGTCAAAATCTCGGGGGGGGGCTCGGGCGTCATTGCGTCTGTAATCCTTTCAGGGACTGGGAAAGGCTGATTACAGGTCAGGAGTGGGTGGTGTGCGCTTCTTCCAACGCCGCTGGTCTACGGCGACCCTTTTTGGGTCGTTGACCGCATTACCAGCTAACCGAACTTCCGCCCACAGGTCGTCGTCAGAAATTTCCGACAAACCCATGCCCTTGCCGACTTCCACTGCGGAGAAAGCATCGGACATTTCTAGGTAGCCGGCAGCGATCAACGCTTCGACGGCGGGCCGGCCGTAACCGCGAGCGAATGCAATCACTGTTTTGACGCGGGGCTGTTCACCGGCTCTCCACCGGGAGATCGCTGACGCATCTACTCCGATGCTTTGGGCGATCTCTCGGTTCTGTTGATCCCCGGCGATGCGGGTGACGTATTCCCAGAACGATTCGGTGGGCATGGTGCAAACACTGTGACATGCGGTGAACGCATCTGCTAGCAGTTTCCGCATGCCAATTTTGTAAAACCGCTGGTAGTGCAGAAATACAGCCATGTCATTCAGGGCTGTTACCAAATTGTTATGTTTCGGTTCTTGTGTTTACCGCACGCAAAAGTATTGTCATGCCCATGCCACAGCCAGCCACCAGCGTATCGGTGACGTTCTCGCTGGAAGAAGCCGCCACCATTTTGTGCGGTGCCGCCGGCCCTTCGGAGCAACGGTGGGTGCTTGAGCGGCTACGCGGCAACCGCTATCCCACCCTTCCCGGGTATCGGGTCCAGAAGCGGTGGCGCATGACCCAGGCCGACATCGACGCATCCATCGAACTGCTGCGCCCGAACGTGGTTCGTATCCCGACGCTCACTTCATTGACGACACGCTCACAAAGACGACTGGCCGTCTGATGCCGGAAACGAAGTCGTGGATCACCGTGCTAGCAGAAGTGGATCGGCTGACCGCGCAGCGCGACGAACTGCTGGCGAAACTGTTGGACGCCGAAACCGAACTGCGAAAGTTCCGCAACGACTTGGCTGCGGCCAGGGCCGAACGTGACAACGCTCGCGCCAAGGTGGTGTCGCTGCGATGACGGTTGTTGCGGTGTTCGCGGTGGCGTTAGCGGTGGGCGGTTGGATTGGTGTCCGCTACAGCGAAGCGCGTCGACCCGTCGACATCGATGCTAACTGGTTGGCCCGCGTTGAAGCTGACCGCGATGTGTGGGAACCCGACGAACTGTGGGCAGCCGAACACCACAAACTCACCGACCCCGCAACTCCCTTTGCGGGTGTGTCGGTGACGCCCACCGCCGCTGATGCCAGCGCAACTGCCGGCGGCGGTGGGCACCTACTTCGCGACGAACTGATCGAAGAGTTGGTCTCGGAGTACCGCACCAAATTGTACGAGTGGTTCCGCTAACAAAAATGGCCCCGGACTGTTTACGCAGACCGGGGCCGAACAAAGGAAGGCTAAGTTCCAATGTCCGAACCCACTATATCTAACGTCCGCCGAAGTACGGTGCGTGCCTTTTCTCTGGGCATCATCTGCGGCGGATTTATCACGGCCGGCACGATCGCCGCGATCCCGGCGAAAGCCACACCCGATGCGGCGCTCGCCAACATCGCCGTCATCGAAGAGCCGTACGTCTGCACCGCACTGGAAATCAAACCGACCGTGTCCAACTTGATGACCGTGCTGGCGACGGTGTCGGCACGGCAACACACCACCGCATATGACACCGGCACGGTGGTCACGATGGCCGTCTACGACGGCTGCGACCAATTCGTGCCGGTGCTGCAACGGTTCGTCGCGATCTATGCGCCAGGACAACCGGCATGAAGGTTCCCGATTTCGTTCACTGGATGAAACAGCACGAAGACCTGCCGTTGCTGACACGCAAACCGGCACCGATGGACGACTCCGATGTGGAATTCCACGGCGACGTTCAGTACATGCGTCTGCTGCTGGACGACATTTGGCAAAACGCGTACTACTCGGGCCGCAAGGTCACCGTCCCGGCGGTTTTCTTCGATTACATGGCGACGATGTCGGCGGCGATGAACGCACTGACGAAAGCCATCACCGTCAGCAACGCGGCATTCGATCTGTTCCTGATCGATTGGCGGCAGTCACTCAAGGCGGTGACCGAATGACCCTGCTGCCGCTGCACCGCAAAGCGATCGACACAGCCGAAGTGCAATATCGCCAGTTGGATTCCGAACGTTACAAGCTGCACTGCGAAGTCCATCGGTTGACTCGGGCCGGGGTGTCCGCGATGGCGATCGCCACCCTGCTCGGCATTTCCGACCGCCAGGTGCAACGCATCCGCGGCGCCCAAGAGCCACCACAAAAGTTTTACGAGTTCGACACATCGGATCAGCGTGCCCGCGAATTGGAACGCACCGCCCACGCCGTCATCGACTTGGCGTGCCGACTCAAAGACGAAGACCCGCAACTGGTGTTCAAAGCCCTTGAACTGATGGACGACGACGCCCTACGCGAACTGCTGATGGTGGCGTTGGCCGGCATCCCGATCCACCTGACCGCAGAGCAACTGTTCGGGTGGTGCCAGCAATGAACCGCATCCGCATCGGATTAGTCGCCACATTCATCGTGGGCTGCTTGTACGCAGCGTTTGGGGTGTTCGAATCGCTCACAAAGTTTGGTGTCGGGTTGATCGTGGCAAGTGTCGCCGCGATCGTCCACGGATTCATCGACTACCGCGAATCCGACCACGACTACCGCATCACCCAGCAGCGCGAACAGGTGTGGGCTCGCAGGGACGGCCAACGATGAGCGGATCATTCGATGACCGTGCCGCCCTGGTGCTGGCACCCAGCGACTACGACTTCGTAGTGGTGGGTTCCCACATCGAAGGACAGTCCAAGGTATACCGCAACCCCAACATCCACCCGGATCTGGTGTGCGCTTCCCTGCGAAGAATCGCCGACTCATTTGACGCGGTCAACAAATGACACTGTGTTCGCAATGCACCCGCCAAGCAAGCCGCCGCGGCTTGTGCCACACCCACTACGAAAACCGGCGACGCCGCGAACTCGCCTACGGGCGCTGGCGATCCACCATGATCGACGCCGAACCGACCCGCCAACACGTCAAAGCGTTGATGGCAGCCGGGATGGGATCGCGGCGGATCTCGGAACTGTCCGGGGTGCAACGCGGAACCATGCAGTGGTTGATCACCGGGCGCACCGAACGCGGCTACGGACCCGCTAAACGCATCCGCGACACCAACGCGGCAGCCATCCTGGCGATCCCGGTACCGGACGTTCCGCACCATCTGGTGGCCGGCGGAACCAGAATCCGCGCGTTGGGCACCACTCGACGGCTGCAAGCCCTAGTCGCTATCGGCTACACCCAGGTGTATCTGTCGGATCGGATCGGCTGGACAGCAAGCAACGCCACACGGTTGTTCACCGGGCGGGCCACCTACGTGACCGCATCTGCGGCACGCCGCGTCGAAACGGTGTTCAACGAATTGCAGTTGATCCCCGGGCCTAGCGACAGGTCTCGGCTACGCGCCAAGCAACTCGGCTGGGTGCCACCGCTGGCGTGGGACGAAGACACCATCGACCAGGCCGATGCGGAACCGGATCTCGGTGAGCCCAACAAAGTGACGTTCGCCGACAGGTATCAGGAACTGCGGGACTTGGGGTATCCGCACGAACGGATCGCCGACAAGCTCGGCATTCAACTTGAATCGTTGGATCGGCAGTTGATGCGGCATGGCGTGAAGGTGGCGTCGTGATGTGCGAATGCGGCCACATGATCGAAGAACACAGCCACGGGATTGGCCGGTGCTTCGGCAAAAGCCGCGACCCGCAATACGGCGTTTTTAAATGCCTATGCCCACAAGCCATACCGGAAGGAATCAGCAGTGAATCGAATGAATGACACCCGACTCATCCAGATGGCGGGACTGCTGTCCGACGCCCAAAACCTGGGGTTGGAGTTGGTTCGCGAAACCAGCTACCTGCCCGAACTGCATCGCGAACTGATCAGCGTCGTCGGCCACATCGTCGCCGCCCACATCGGCACCAAAGATGTCACCGCCACCGCACTACTCACCGGGCCGCTGGAGCAGCACGCATGAACCGGTGGGAAGAAGACATCAAAGCCGGGGCCATCGGCGAACAAGCCGGCACCACGACGAGCAAGGAAGACATTTCGCTGGCGTTTCTGCGACTGCGAATGAGTCACATCGCCGATTTGTGCCACTTCATTGCCGCCCAGCACACCACCGGAACCGAACGCGACATCTCAATTCGGCTGGCCTTGCAGTACCTACGCCAAGACCTAGGCCGATCCGATGTGCATCTGGCACGGCTGGAAAGGAAACACTGATGGCAATCGACCTGAGTTCCTACAACACCGTCGCGGAACGGATCGCGGAGTTCGCCGCGAAATACCCGGACGGGTCGTTGCAATGCGAGTGGCAGATGCTGCTGGTTCCCACACTGGTGAAGAACCCCGACAACACCTACACGCCCCAAGACCGCCCGGTCATTGTGGCGAAAGCATTCGCCTACCGGACACCGGATGATCCCCGCCCGGGTATCGGTCACGCCCAGGAGCCGATGCCGGGGAAAACCCCGTACACGCGGGACTCGGAAATTCAGAACGCGGAAACGTCGGCGTGGGGCCGCGCCATCGTGGCGGTGCTGGCCGCTGACACTCGCAAGGGTGTGGCGTCTCGAGATGAAGTGCAGTCACGCCGCGGTGACAACTGATGCCGGAATACGAAGTGACCCTGTCGGGTGTGGCTGCTCGGTTGGCGCAGCTATCCCGCGAAATGGATTCGCTGACTCGGGCCTTGGGCCAGCTTGACCGGGAAGCCGTTGAGAAGCGCGAAACCTACGTGATGGCGTACGCGCGGGCGTTCCTGACCGCCGAAGGGTCAATGGACATCCGGCGATACATCGCCACGGAACAAACCCATGTGGAGCGGTTAGCCGCTGAAGCCGCCGAATGTTCGGTGCGGGATAAGCGGGCACAGATCCGGGCCGTCGAAGGCTCAGTCGATGTCGGACGGTCGGTGGGCTCACTGGTGAAGTCGGAAATCGAACTTGAGAAGGTTCGGTGACCCCGATCCCGAAGACGCAGCGGGACTTGCTGCGAATCCGTTCCCAAGGTGTATGCGAAATCTGCGGAGTCGCTATCGCCACGAACTGGCATCACCGAAAGAACCGCAGCCAGGGCGGCGCCCACGACCTATCGAACGCCCTGCACTTGTGCGGCTCGGGAACCACCGGATGCCACGGCATGGTCACCGAACACCCCATCAAAGCGTTCGACAACGGCTGGTCCGTGCGGTCCCGGTTCCGGCCGGCCGACGTGATCGTGAAACGGCAAGGGGAGTGGGTGTGGCTGGACGACCTGCGATACGTCACCCCAACCGAATCGGGCATCGCATGACCGGTAACCGTGCAGAGTTCCTAGCCCGACTTGAAACCGGGCAAACCCACGAACTGCGGGTGCTGGAATCGTTGATCCGCCGCGGCTGGCACGCCGAATGGTTCGGGCAAGCGATGCTGTCCGAAACGATGCGAACCTACCTGCGAACCGTCGACACGTTCGTGCGGTGGATGCCCGACATCATCGCCGCGAAGAACATTGCGGGCTGCAACCAGATCGTGTTCGTGGACGCCAAAGGCGGGCAGCGATACAAGGACACCGGTAACCACGATGTCGAAACATCATCGGTCAAAGCCGCCACCGCGTGGATTGAATTTGACCAGTGTCCGCATTACTTCGTGTTCGGCGATGGCGGCGTAGCCACCCCAGCAGACGTGGAAGAACACGGCCAGCCCGGAACGTTCCGCGGCACCGGCTCGGGCACCCCATTCATGTTGATTCCAGCTACGAAAACACAACCGTTTGAGTCTGTTTTCGGCGAATTCGTATTCGATCTAGCCCAATGAAGGAGTACTGAGTGGGTCTTCCGTGGGTCCGTTTGGACACCCAGTTCCCTTCCAATCCGAAGGTTCTGGAACTCACCGCCGCTGGGCTGTGGCGCTCCGCATTCGTCTACATGACCGCCCTGGCGTACTGCGGCCAACACGGCACTGACGGCTATGTGCCCGAAGCGTGTCTGCCGTTCATCCACGCCACCAAAAGAAACGCAGAAGATCTGGTCAAGGTCGGTTTATGGCACACCGACATGGGTGGCTGGTCGATCAACGGGTGGTCTGAGTTTCAGATCTCGGATGAAGCGGCGAAAGAGCGTTCGCAGAAGGCCCGGGAAGCTGCGTTGAAACGGTGGCACGGCAATGCGTGAGCAATGCGCCAAGCATATGCGTTCGCATTGCGACGAGCAGATGCACGTACGGACGTACGTACGTACTAACGAAGAATTACTCACCTTAAGCATTCATTCTCAACTAAGTAACGCGCAGGAAGCAGGCCAAGATGCGTGACCGTTTCGGAGAAGAAATCGAAGAACTGCCGGCCGAAATTGAAGGCCAGGACGACGAACCCGAAGGCCCACCCGACGAATACATGACCGCCCACTGCGAGTTTTGCGGCGACGACGGCATACGACTGAACGGGCTCGGACGGTGCAACCACGTCGACTACGGAGCCATCGCACGCCGCCACCTACCCGCCATCAAAGCCGCCTTGAAGAAAGGCACCACCGCGTGATCATCCAGATCCAAGCGCCCGACTGGATGGACGGGGCTGTGTGCGCCCAAACCGACCCCGAAGTGTTCTTCCCAGAGAAGGGCAAGTCATCTCGGGAAGCGATCCGCGTGTGCAGGAAATGCACAGTGGCCCCTGAATGCCTGACACACGCCCTAAAAGCGGGAGAACGGTTCGGTGTATGGGGCGGCATGTCCGAACGCCAGAGACGCAAAATGCGGCGCATCGCATGAACTGGATCACCGACGCCACCGATCACCGCGTCCAGACCGCGCTCGGCTGGACGTGCGACATCTGCAAAGCCCGCATCAAACATCTATGCACAAACACCATCCGGCCAGCGGACCCACTCCCGGGCCGCGTCATCCATTTCGGCAGATTGATTGATAGGAGACCGGCTAAGTGACTGAATTCATGGCGTCGTTAGTGCTGGCCGTCGTAGCCGGCATGGTCATCCACGCTTGGTGGTGGAAATGACCGAACCCAAAACGGTGGCTGAGCAGCTAGACGCAGCGCCAGACGGCCAAGCATTCGGCCAAGTCATCCTGAACTTGTTCACCACCCTGGAATCACTGATGGATGCGGAAGAACAACCATGACCGTCGCTCACCACTGCGACCGTGACGGCTGCGACTCATGGCAATCCAAAGACACCCAGTTCCCGGCATTCCTAGAACTGTGGGAAGGCAACAAGTTAATCGGGCACTTCTGCACGATGTGGTGCATGGTTCGCTGGGGAGCAGACCGCGCCGAACCCACGGAAGTTGTGACATGAACCGGTGGTCGGTCAAATTCCGCAACGGCGAATGGCGCGTCTATCACGGCCAATCCTGGGCCGACAGATTCCCCACACTGACCCAAGCCCACACCGCCGCCACCCAATGCGCCATCGCCTGCGAACTGTTCGCCCCAGGCGGGCTCACCCGATTCAAAGCATGGCAAGACATCGTGTTCGGGCCGTACGAGTGGGTGTGGGATGAGTGAACCGCTGGTCACGATGGAAGTCGTGGTGACTCGAATGATCGATGAAGACGGGCGCATGCAAGTGAAGATTCGCACCCCAGCCCGCTACAACAGCGTGGAAGTGCTTGGGCTGCTGGAAACCGCCAAAGCCTACATTTTTAGCGAAATGAGAACCCATGATTGATGACCTACGCACCCGCATCGCCAAAGCGTTGTACAGCCGCGTACAGGAACTCGGAGTACCAACACCGGAATGGCACACGCAACCCGCGGCCGTCCACGACGCTTGGTACGACGACGCCGACACGGTCATCCGCGAACTAGGGCTGCGCCAAGAGCGTCAGCATGGCCCGTACAACTTCATGTACCGATACACCACCGACTGGATGACCGATGACTGACGGCAACATCCAAGCAGCACGCACGAAACTCACCCGGGCCGTTGACAGGCTGTGCAAACCCCGGATGGCCGTCTATCACGACAAAACCCGCTACGCCCTGTCTCTGTACCGCCAGTTGCAAGCCGATCTGGCCGGCACCCAAGGCGACACCCGAACACCGGCCAAATCCCTGCCACCGCTGTGGATTGACGCCGTTCAACTGCTCGGAGACATGGACAGCGAAACCCGGAAGTGGTGTCCTAAAGGACGCGGCGTACCCGCCCGCCTGGGCGCACTATCCGCCACATCGTGGCGTCCCCAAGACACCGACAAAGTCACCACCATCGCCACCACAGTGGACGGCTGGTGCGAAACCATCCTAAACCTACTGGATCCCGAAGCCGTTAAACACATCAGCGCACCCTGCCCATCGTGCTCGCGGGCGTGGATACACCGCCGCGACTCCGGTGGCGACGTAGTCCGAAAGCAAGCCCTGAAATGGGCGCCCAACGTCGGCTTCGAATGCCAAGCATGCAAAGCCCACTGGGCACCAGACCAAACCCTGTTCTTCTCCCGGCTGCTCGGATTCGACCTACCCGAAGGTGTGCTGGAATGAAACACCATCCCGGCGACGACGTGATCATCGACTTCAAAGGCGTTGACGTGGCCGGCGAAGTGATCCGCCAATCCAACGGCTGGGTCATGGCCGTAGTCGATATCGACGGCACAGAAGACTTCGGATCAGTAGGGCCACGTTTAGACCCACGATCCACGATCTGCGTCCCCGAAGGTCGCGTGAAACCCGCCCACAATAATGCCTAATTACATTTGCGTAATTCGTGTGCTACATTTAACACGCGCTAGAAGTGCGCCCACACCCCGCCACCCAGATCGGTGCGGGGTTTTTTCATTCCGCTAGGCCAATCCCATGACCGTTGACCTGACGCAACCCCAAGAGCGCATTGTGCTGGCCCTTGCCCACGCCCGCAAAGCCAAACACCACCCAGACTGCCGCTGCCGCACTTACCAGGGCTACTGCACCCCAAACCACAAACTCTGGTCAACAGCCGTCGACCGCGAACTGCTGGCCTGGGAGAAGCAATGATCTTTCAAAGTTTCACGCTCATAATCTGCGGTTTCACACTCTGGGTTGCCGCATACATCACCCAACAAATTGGAAGGCTCACCATGTCCACTCAGGAAGCAATCGACGCCGTCGTCACCCAGCTCGGCAAGGCCAAGACCGAAATCGTCGCCAAGATCGCCGACGTGCAGGCCCAACTGGATGCCGCGAACGTGCCGGCCGAAGTGGTCAACCTGTCCGCTCTGACCGCCGCCGCCCAGGCTCTCGACGACATCGTTCCCGACGCCCCAGTAACCCCGTCGCAGTAACAACAGCTATGAGTTCCCCAGCCCAACTCATCGCCGCTAACCTGCAAGCGTTACCGCACCCGGACGGCACACCACGCCAACTACCCGGATTCACCAGCCAACTGCTGCCCGAAGGGTTACGCACCCAAGTGCAGCAGGCAGCCACCGACATCGGCGACGCCATCATTCACCTGTTGGAATCAAACGGCTACCGGGTGACCACAGAGCCAAGCCAGCCCACCCAAACTTCCGACATCAAACCAGTGGCATCTGTTCATTGCCACCATTGCGACGCCCGGGTGCTGCAACTCAACATCGCCAACCCTGCTCGGGTGATGACCGGCCATCATTTCGCCCTAACCGAATGCCCCAACCGGTGACCGCATTCAACCCGGACCAGTTGCCGCAACAACCCGACATCATCCCGCCCGAACTTCGGCAGCTCGCAGCAGATAACACCGTCTCCGACTGGACGACCCGCGTCCCACCGCAAGGCGTCGGCATGTTCATCGCCGCCGTAGTCCGATGGCTATCACATCCACGGTTCGGCGTGAAGGTCACCGTCGACACTGAGCCCACCGGCTGGACGATCCGCGTCGAACTACCAGCTCGCGACACACGCGAAGACATCATCGTCGGTGACATCAACCAGTAAGTACGCCGGCCGATCCACCCGCCGGTACAAAGAATTGCGCGCTGAGTTTCGACGTAAGTGCAAGGCCAACAACAAACCGTGCTGGCTATGCGGCAACACCATTGACTACTACCTGCCGTTCACCCATCCGGATTGTTTCAACTTGGATCACGCTATCCCGCGGATCAAACGTCCCGACTTGGCTGAAGATCCCGCGAACTTTCGCCCATCTCACAAGGTGTGCAACGAACGCCGCGGGGCCGAAGCACCAGAGATACCCATAGGCCAGCCCAGCGAGTTCTGGTGACGCCGCAGATCAACCGAAAGGCAGGACGATGACCAGCCCACCATCAACCTGGGATCAGTTGATCCCACCAGCGCGGTTTGCTGACCCCGGCATGGGTAGGGGGGTGTCCGAAACACGGCAACCAACGCGGCCTAC